GATTCTCCAGGCTGGAGAACAAGAACGATTCCCATCTCCCGGTCGTGTCTTCAGAAGCCCGCTTGTAGAGTTCCTTGGAATGATTCTTGCCCCGCTTCTGGGTGAAGATAAAGACCGCATCGCCGTCATTGTCCAGGAGCATCGGAGCTCCAACCTCGTTCCAAGTGTCCTCGCTCATCAATTGGAACTCATCGAGAATCAGTAGATCCGCATAGTCCCCCCGGAGGGTATCCGCATTCCAGGCTGTCTTTCCTCGAATGCGTTGCTCGGTGCCTTCTAGCTCAATGGTGTGCTTGGTCTCGTTCTTGTTATAGACCCCATGATCGATCGGTTCCTGCAGGGCGATTTTGCATTCATGCCAGAAGCGATCGACCTGATCCTGGGTAGGTGTAGCGTAAAGAATGCGCCTCCCTTCGAGGAAGGCGCGGATGGCAAGAACAGCGACCCCGGTGGTCTTTCCGCTCCGGCGGCCAGCACGAATAACCTTACGCTTGGCAGAGGAATCAATGAATTGGAGTTGCCGGTCGTGCGGGCGCCTCAGCGTTACGGTGAGGTCGAGGGGTGTTTTCGTATTGGACGCGGACAATCACTTCTCCCTGTGTACTCGTTTCAACATGCTGTGTCCGATGGCCCATTTCCGCTGCAATATCATCCAATAATCCTCGATATTGATTGAGTGCCTTAGCTGATAATGCACCGGGGATTGTCAGCAACGAGAACATCTGCTCTGCCAATTGGTTCAGGTCAGCAATACGCTTCCAGTATAGTGCATACCCTGACTCCATAGCGGTTTCCTTCAGCCGATCAAGGTGCGCTTTGGCAACCTCGGCGTCTTTGTCTTTGACACGCTGCTGCCAACCATGATGAACTGACCACTGAGCTATGGTGCGGATATGTCTTGTTGGGGGTTTTGCAGTACCTTCGCGATATATCTGATGAAGAGCACGATGGGAGCGCGAAGGACCTAGCGCGTAGTAATCATCAAAGGCCTTTGCGGCCTTGGGGCTTTCCTGCATGATTTCATATTAGCATAGAAATCCCAGCAATCCTATAATCTGTTCTTTCGTCAAATCAAACCATTCCCCATTCATGCGATGGGCGGCAAAATACTTATGTCAGATTCATAGAATCGTTGGACGATTTGTTTGTAGTCAATCATACCGCGCCCTCGCTAACTCAATCTCTTTCCCAGCCGTCCCATCCGCATTGAATCTCGCTTCGGCCTGATCGGGCCTACGGAGATAGATGCCAAGGACTTCCCGCACATGATAGAAGGTCTGGTCGTAGGCCGCGAGTCGCAACCAGAATTCGTAGTCTCCTACGCTCTTGAACGTTCCATCGAATAGGCCGTACTTATCATGTAAGGACTTCCTCCACATCGGTTGAGGGCCGAGGAAGCAGTGTTTCATCAGCTCGGATAGTCCACCCTCAGCCCAGCGGAAGTAGCCAATGCGCCAGGCGTATTCAAACCCTCCCGCGAGGTCGGCAACGATGTCCACGTCTCCATAAGCCACGGCCACATCGGGATGGCGATCCAGAATGCCGGCGAGCCTCTCTATTCCATATCGAGCCAACCGATCATCGGCATTGGCGCTCGTCAGATACTCGCCTTGAGCAGCAGCCGCCCCGATGTTCCAGGCCTCGTAGATGGTGAGATTGGGTTCTGCATCAATCAGAAGATCGCCAGCCAAGGGATTGAGCAATCGATCCGCGATGTCGTATTCCTTGGAGCGGGTGGGAGCGATGACGATAATCTGGGGCCGCAGGTTCTGATGGATGAGATTCGCAATCCGGCCTTCAAGATAGGACTCGCAGAAGTAGGCGCTGACAATGGCGGAAACTTTCATCGACGGGCAAACAGTGTCGAGTGTCCGGGCCAGATCGTGCCCAGCTCGTAGGGTTCTACTTTCATAGATTCCCTATTTACCCAGTCCAATTTATAGTCACTATCCTTCAATTGTCTGGCTAGATTATCTTGGGCATTTGTCTCGGTCTGATTTCCTGCATGCGCCTCGATGATCCATGACTCAATCTTCATGGATCCAAGTGCATCAGGAACAACCATGTATTCTGCCCCCTCGATGTCCAACTTCACGACTTCGGCTTTGGGATCGATGTCCATAAGCCGGATCGCTTCGACCGGAATGCCCGTAGATACAAGCGCCCCATTGGACTGTCCATTGTAGTGAACGGTACCGTTCTCCTTCCAAAGAACAGCCGCCTTGAGTATCCAGGGCCAATCCTGAAATCCGTTGAGGGCGATATTCACTTCGGCGATGTCAAGGTTAGAAGGATGCGGATCAACGAGCGTGACCCAGTTTGCCTTCTGGCTGAGAAGGATCAGACCATAATGTCCATGATGGCAACCGCCGTCCACGATCCGCTTGTTCTTCAGTGGGATGTTATCAAGCACCCATTGATATTCTAATAAAGCATAGGAGCGAGGAGGATCGTACCAATCCTTTGCTAATGGAGTCCCGACAAAGAACTCGAGATCGTTAATTCCGTGTTGGATGATATAGGGCTCAAACTGTTCCATGCGCCAATGTCCTGAGGCTAGTTGAAATAATTTCTTCGATTCATCGGGCAACCAGGCCACGATATGCCTCGTAGTCTGCGACATCATGATAATAGTCCATCTGAATGGTGTAGTGCTTGACCTGTTCCAAGGCTAGATTGAGCGCGTCGGTATGATGGGTGAGATAAGTCTCGTATAAAATCCTCATCACAGATTGGGGCCAGCCGAGCACGCCCCAGGCTTTGAGGAACTGGCCTCGATTCTCTGGGTTTTTGTCGTCAATCCGACTGTCTCGCCATACTCCATACCGATGCCCTTCCAATGTGTCGAAGAGACCGATCATCATGAAACTCAGATGTGGAGGGTGGGGAAAGACGGTTTCAGGAAAGACTGTATCCGGCATGGCAAAGAAATAATAATCCGCCTCAAGGGTCACAGAGCGAATGCCCGAGAGCAGGGTATCTCCATTCTGAAGCACGAAGCAGACATTGGAGAAACCTTCGAGCTCCTGAGCATGCTGGGCGATCTTGTCGGGGTTACTGATTACGACGACGGCATCGGAAACCTTCCACAGGATGCGCACCGTCCGATGCAATAGGGATTCCCCAGAGTCCCAAGGAAGCAACTCCTTGAGAAGTCCTCCGAAGCGTTCGGCCTTTCCTGCAGCCGGGACGATCCCGACGATCAATTGAAGACCCTCCAGTCTTTCTCATCTCCAATCTGGATCTTGTGCTTGGTCTCAAGATAGAACTTGTTCTTCAGACGAATCTCAGAATAGCGCGGGACCGCCCAGCGGGTTTTCCCTCCATAGTGCAAAACAGGGAGGTTGGATTTCTCAATCCGGAAGCCCGCCTGCTGCGCTCGGAGACAGTAATCAGTATCGTCAAAGCCGCAGACTTCGAAGGCTTCATCGAAAGACCCAACTGCTTCCCTTACGGACCTTGGTATAGCGAATAACCACAGCCCCAGCCAGCGCAGATCCCCAAACGTGATCAGCTGATTCCCCCAGAGTGCGTCATGGGTCATCCAGGCCAGCGCCTCCCGGATGGATCCGGTCGCCACGATGTCATTGTTGAGAACCACGATCCAGTCCGGGTCCCCGGCGGCCGCGATCCCTACGTTGATCGCCGCGGCGTAGCAGACCCGAGCCGGAAGCTGGATCGCATCGGGGTAAGGCGTGTCGGACGCATTGTCGATCACGATTAGATCAATGCCAGGATCGAAAGCTTGAATAGATTTAATGGCCGGCTGGGTCCATTCATGCCAGCCATTGATTCCGACGATAATGATCAAGACGTTCAATGAATAACCTCTTCCAACATGCTCTCCCCAAGATCACCGGCCACATCGGTCCAATAGAGTGGGAACCAAACATCCATGAAGGCCGGCGGGGGATAACCATTCCTGCGGCTCAAAATCGTGGCAATCTTGCCGCTATGATCTATCCCCCATCTCTGAATCTGATTTTCATTGAAGGATTTAATGCGAACTTTCTGTCCGACTTCGAATTGAAAACGCCGATCATTGGAACTATCCCCTCCGCTAAGAATCTGATCCATGACCTGACTCATATTCATGCCAATCTCCTTTCTCGAACACCTCCAGCGCCGAATTGGGTGTCAGATTAAACACTCGTCGACTATCCGCCTCGAATGCGATCTTCGCCATCTGATAGGCCGCAGCCGATCTCATAAGGTCCGGCGCATGCCACTTATTCCCGTCCGAGAAATACCGCGAGTCGAAGTGATTGGGATCCTCGCCCTGCGCGACCAGTTCCTGATTTGGACTTCCCTCGTGAATATAGCGATGATCCACTCCTACCAGGAGAACGGTTGAGAAACCCATCCAGTAGGCCAGTTGGAGAGCCACAAAAGAAACGGTGTGCCCTTCATAGAGGCCCCGCCTCGGATCGGGGAAGAACAAGGTGTCGCCCAAAGATCTCACAGGAACCACAGTCGGCTGCTGGGCCACTGCCAGATTCTGCGCCAGATAATGCTCAGAAAGAAAGAACCGCTTTACCTTCCCTTTATAGGCTTGCAGCATCTCGCGCCCGAACTGATCTAACACGAGCGGATTGACCGCCGCGTAATAGTACGGCGTGAAGCCGGCCAACCGATAGATGCGGTTCGTCCCGAAGGATGGATACTTCTGCAGGAACTCAAGCGGGATGTCTTTCAGCGAGGGCCCATTCCCGATGATGAGTCCTGTCTCGCCCTTGTGGATGTCTTTGAGCTCCTGCCACTTTCGTTCGGCATCCTGCATGACCGTAGGATCATTCAACCAAGGTTCTGGACGCGTCCGGGTCGATTGATCAGGAACCAACTTGCCCTGACGAATAAGCCAGGGTCGCTCATCAATCCACATCGTATCTTGATGAGGTGAGATCAGGCGCATGTCGCAGTAGAGCTTAATCCCAGCCTTCCGGCACTTCTGGGAAAAGTCCCAATCCTCTCCAAGGAAAGTATCCTCCCCATCCTCATAGATCATTCGGAACCAGGGATAACGAAAGCCCTTGGCTTCCAGTTCAGTAAAGACCTTCCTCCGAATACAGAGCGCGGCGGCACCCACGATGTCCGCCTCCATCACCCCGGCGGTCCATTCGATCGGCTGGGCCAAGTCCTCCCCTTTCATCACATAGACCTGGGGATCGAAGGGTTCGCCTCTTCGGAATGCCAATGCCCCAACAACCGGGAGATTGTCTTCGATGAGTTTCAAGACCACATCATGGGAATGCAGATGATCGGTATCGAGCATCGTCAGTGAGGATTCAGGATGCGTGGTGATCTCCATGAATTTCTTGGCGATCCGGTTGCGGGCGACATCTACCCTAGCATAGGGATGTCTAACCCGCCGAATCCCGTGAAGCGCACAGAAGGCAGCCATAT